TAGTAAACCAAGATTCCATTTGAGATAGGAAATAGTCTCTCGAGCTTATTAAAGGTGTACCTGGTACTGTAAAACCGAATAAAGAAGTAATTGAGGGGTTAGATAAAGGATTCTCCCCGGTTAATAAACCAGAAACGTTTTGACCCAAACCTCTTATTACTTCTGTGAATGGATTGTTCACTTCTTATATTTAAGTTCGTTATATAAAGTAAGCGTTCCTTTGAAAAAATTTTTACGTGATTTAAATTTTCGATCTAACTTATACCAAACCCATTGTGCTTCTTCACTAGCATCAAAATATCTTGTTTTCAACTTACCTAAATCTTTTAAAGCGTGTTCATATAATTTTTTACCGAAGCCGTTCCCTCTATATGTTTCATTTAAGTGTGCAGATACGACAAAATATTTTTCTTTTGCTGACATATCTATTTCAAGATTGCCAATTTCTGTGTTACGGTATTTATTTAAACGAAAAATAGTATAGTTAACATTACCATCACTTTTGGTATCTTTAGTAATTTTAACTTTAGGCTTTGTTTTAAACTTCACTTAAGAAATTTAAATAAGACGACTAGTAATCAACCACGTTGAAAGTAGTGATAAGCCATTGTGGCTGCAAAAGTTACATTTTGTCCAGAACCACCGCCGATTGTATATTCAATTGCACCTACTTCTCTTATAGATGCACCGACTAACTTATAACTTGCTACCTCGTCTAACTGAGTGTCTAATTGTACTAAGTTTATACTTGCTGATGCTCTTGGGGTGAAATAATTACCTGTACTAGTTGCATCATCAAATACATCTCTTGACATATCCTCAAATTTTTGCCTTATAGATGAGTTTTGATCACAGTAAAACTGCAATGAATAACCTTCACTACCTGGATAGGTTGCATTACCCGGGATGTTAAAATTCAGTCCCATATATGGTACTGCTACATTGGTAATAGATCTTGCTGGTAACGATCCAGCTGTACAATATACTAAATCATCTTCGTCAAATGTTTGTGAACTTGCACCGCCTGAATCAATTGATAAGACTCTAAACTGAAAGTCTCTTGCGAAATCTCTTTCAGTTGCTACTCTGTAAAAATCAGAAATTGTTTGCTGTACATCTGGCATACTAGTATTTAATCTAAACAAACAAAAACCCCGAAAAATTTCGGGGCATTGTTAACTTATCAAGTTCGCCAGTTGTTATTATCCAACAATTTCGCTAAAGTCTTGACCAGTTCTGGTGGCATAGAAGTTAACTAAGATGAACTCTGCTGCTCTAACAGGTTTCAAATATATGTCAACTACTAATTCATTAGCATCGATAACCTCTGGTGTGTTATTACGCTCATCACAAATTACGAGGTAATCATAAACACCTTCATTATTTTTAGCATCTTCCAAAATAGGATTGATTACGTTAAGAACGTTGGTTCTTGTAAACAACGTATTTGGTTCAAATACAAAGTACTTAACAACTTCTCTTACACGTTTTTCAAGATATAAGAACAACCTTCTTACATTAACTCTATCAAACGCACTTGGTTTGGTTTGTAGTGTTTTCTGCCCGTAAAGAACAAAACCTTCACTTGGAAAGAACGCTACTGGGTTAATGTTAGCTTGATCGTATAACGAATCACGTTGTTTTTGATTCGGGTAAATCGCAACATCATTTACAGTGTCTAAAAGACCTCTTGTAAAACCTGCTGGTGCGTACCAAGGAGCAAAGTTTGCATCTGTTTGTGCATACTTGGCTGCTACAATACCTGACATTGGCATCCAAACCTGACCAGAAACGTTATTATCATAAACCTGTGCCCATGTTGCATAAGCTGCTGCATAGTTAGTATTAATAACTGAATATGTTTGCTTAACTGGGTTAAGAATATTAAGTGGGAATGAATTACCCGGTACATTAATTTGTTTTGTATTTTCACCTAATACAAAAATCTGTCTAATTGGATCAGAAATATAAATGAAATCCTTTCTTGTATTCTGAGCAAATGTAATAAACTTGCTTTGAATTGTATTCCAATCAGATCTAATTGATGTTGCTTCTGTACCAAGACTTGGCCCGGTAGCTGATAACTCATTTAAACCTGTTAGGTTATCTCTGTCATCAAAGAACTTAGAACTCTTATTAGCAGCAACCGTTGTGTTATTAACTGTTGTGTTAATTGTTCCTAAGCCACCTTCTGGTATAATATCGATATCAAAAATATCAACATTTGCTAACCTGTCAAATACTCGATCTAACTTACCAGCAATATTACCAACCGTAACTGTTGTACCACTCTCAGTTGTACCACGTGTATTGGTTTTATACGAGGCAGCTGGTATCATGGACTGTGTACCAAAACCACCGTACGTTTGCTCGCTGTCTGGTCCGTTGTTGGTAGTAGTAACAGTATCTTTAGTCATTGTACCGGTTGTAACTGTTACACCGCTAGTAAGCCCAATACCGTCACTAATTCCTTGAACCTGACCTGAATTTAAACCAACAATTTCTTTATATGCCTCTAAAGCAACAGTACCGGTTGAATCACTTTCATATGTGCGATTAATTAAACCATCATTTACAATTCTTACCTTTCTATTTGGTTCACCGTCATCACTTAAATTGGTGCCAGCATATTTACCAGAAATATAAGGGTTAATTTTCATTGCTGTATTAACACTCTTATTTGACAATTTTTGTGGTAAGTAATAACTTACAGGCTGACCACCTAATTCGTTGTTGATCTGTCTGTAATAGTCAATACCACCAAAATAACCTTCATCTAAAAAGAAGTCTAACTTAGTAACTTCTGGTGAAAATACAGATGAACGTAACCTAAACAATCCATGTACTAGAGTGTCATCAAATGCACTTGTTGCTACATTAAATGTTGCAATCTTTTCTGCGACCTCAGAAATGTTTTGTTCTACTGTTTCTGTTTCAAAAGTAGCACTCAAAGAAAAGTTTAATCTATCTGTTGGCACATTTGTTAAACTACTATATTGTTGAGTGATATCTGATTCGTCTTTAGAAACTTTAATTATTTCAACGTCGTTATAATTTGTTGTTGCATAAAGGTTTGTATTATCAAGTAAAGCTGTATAATAACCTTCAAACGCATTATTGACTGTTGTTTTGGCTGTATTCAAAGTAATAATTGCAGCACCGGCTAACGACTGTAACTGAGCTGCATTACCGGTTTCTGCATTCTGAGCACTAAAAGCTGTACCGGTAACCCAGTTAGGTGTGTTTGACCATTCAATCGCAGAATCATCTAAAATTGATTGGTACTGTGCTTGTGATAAACTTAAGAAAGTCGGTGAACCAACATAATAATATACCATATTACCTGCTGACGCTGGTGAAAACTGTGCGGTTACTGATGCATCATCACCAAATGGTGGTTCAGCAATGTTAGCTGATAACGCTGCAGTTAATCCTGCATTAATTGCCTCTTGGTTAACTGGGACCGCTGGGTAGACTGTAGCCCAATATTTGTTCGTAAACCCGTCACCTAAAGATTCACCGTATGGTAGCCTATTAACTAAAATGTTTGCTCTACTATTGAACGACTGTGCAACAGTATGGTAAAAATATCTTTCTGCGGCATTGGTTGGTGCGCCGTAAATTTGTTCAAATTCAGATAAGCTTGATACCTGTACGATTTCATCGCATGGGCCTTGAGGTGCGAATCCAGTTACAAAAATATTGGTGCCGATCTTGTTAACTGCTCTTAAAGATAAGTCGACTTCGTTGATTTCTACACCGGGACTTTGAATAGTTCTTTGTGCCATATGTATATTTATGTTTTCCTGGAAAAAAGATCGTAGAATTCAGTTTAATAATAAATATACTACGGTTGCAATAAACTCACATAAAATTGACTATAAGCAAAACTGAATTGCGTTTCAATTTCACCCGGGTCTCTATAAGAATACTCAATACCCCCTAAAAATGTAGGAAACCCTTTTGTATAATCAAATTGTGCAACCTTTTTATTGTATTCGTCTAAAGCATATATAGTAAAATCAGCCATATATTCGTCTTCTATTACTTTTCCTTTAGGATAATTTTTTTCTTTATTAAAATATCCCGCATAATCATCTTGTAATTTATCTAACCATTTATATATAAACCAATAATTTTCGAATCTATTATCAATAGTAAATCTCACATTTACCGGTGGGTAAGCAGGTCGGTTATGACTAGTAACATTTAACGTTTGACCAGAATATCTTACTTCTACATTAGGGATTTGCACTGGTGGTACAACACTACCGTAAATTGAAAATTGAACCGAGTCTGGATTTACATGATTATTTTTTCTTACAAACTTGTTTACGTCATCTTTAAGAAATTTAGGTGTAGGTATAACCATGATGAATTTATCTTTTCTTTCCTTGTTTAAGGCTGACTGGTTATATGTTACACTCATTTAATATATTTAATGTAATCCTAGATCGCTAATTGGCGAATATGAACGTTGGGTTTGATAATCAGAAGCTGCTACCCAACCTTTTGTTTTCATTAAAGATAATTCTGCATTGTTATCTTCATCAGTTTTTTCTGTAAAAATTACAGTATCTAAATTATTTTCTTCATTATCTTCATCCCATAAACCTTTTCCAAGAGGTGTATGGTAGTCGTAATCATATCTTTTTAATTCAGCTGGTCTATTATTATCATCGTATCTTAATACTTCAAAATATTTCTGAATTAATTCATTATCTAATATAATAAGAGCCCACCCTAAAGACATAACCCTGTCATCAAGCATGTTTATTCCTGGTTTTGCTGCCCATTTACCGTTTGGATATTTTACAAAGTTTTTTACTTCTGTTAAAGTTTCAATATCTCTTATGTTAACAGATCTCAACTCGTTCATAAAATA